CCAGCCGGGAGCTGGGGCCTGGTTTCTCCGCGTGTAGAACGCGTGGGCTATCCGGTCCAACAAAGCATAGTAGTCGTTCTCGTTATTGCTCTGTGGCACTCCGACAAGAATAGCAATGGTGATAGTTCCAGGCTGCGGAATGTAGAAGTCAGTGTACGCCGTTCCGTCGATCAGTGGCGTAAGCTGCATAGCTGTAGGTAGACCCTCGATGCCAACGATAGACGAGCAGATGTACCCGTTCTGCATCGTCAGGTCAGACAAGTTCCAGTCGTTACCGTCCGGGTCGATGTAGTCAATCTGTAGCGGCGTTATCGTTGGAGTAGTCATCAGCTACGCCTCCCCTGACGTTCTAGGTGTCCCTTTGCAATCGCCATAGCCTGGTACGCGGTCCTGACATGACTCTCGATCGCCGCTCCGGTTAGGCTGTCGAAGTGCGCGATGTAGTTGACTCCACCGTCGCCTCCGCGAGCGGAAGAGTAGATGGCGTTCCACTGAGAGTCAGACAGTACGGGCTCGGGCTTGGACGTACCGTTCCAGAACCAGCCGGCGCCAGGCGGCATGTATCCGCCGTTGTCGTAGCCGTGCCCGGAGCCTAGACCCATTCCGCCGCGCATCAGGCTGGGCCCGTACACGTTGCGCGCATAGTTGATGGCCGCGGCGATGTTGGCGAGCGGGTCGTAGATGTTGGATGACGTACCCGCGACGTGGTACGCGGCGAACGTCGAGCCGATCGTCTGGAGCAGGCCCCGCGAGGGGTCGCCTTGCTGAGCATTGATGTCGGTCAGGTTGATAGCGTTCGGGTTGCCGCCCGACTCGCTGCTGATCTGGGTTAGGACCTGGTTGGTCAGGCTGAGCGGGAGACCGAGCATGGCGAGCGCCTGGGCGACGGTACCGGCCCACTGACCGACACCACCCGTACCGCTGAAGCCAAGAGCCTTGGCGAAGAACGAGCCGATGGAACCACCGAGCTTGCCGAGTTCAGATAGGGCCGCTGCCGGTAGCTTGGCGATGTCGACGAAGCTGTTCTTGACCAGGTTGGCGAGTGCATCGGGCCAGCCGCCGAAGATCAGGTTCATGAAGTTGGCCAGGTCGCCACCGGCCGTCAGCATGCCGTGGATAAGGCCCTGGATGATGTTCTCGCCGAAGCCCATCATGACGACGGACGGCGAGCCGATCTTGAAGTGACTCTTGACAGCATTGATGATCGGCTGGACAATGTTGTTATTGATCCAGTTGCCTATGTCGCCAATAGCGTTCTTCATGCCCTGTAGCAGGCCGCCGATGATGTTCTCACCAGCGCTGAGCAGAAGTGTGCCGGCACCAGCAAAGAAGTTTCTAATGTTGTTCCAGATCTGCTTTGCAACGTTTAGAACGTCATTCCAGGCCTTGCTCCATCGACCGGTCAGTAGGTCTAGCCCGACCGTAATGATGCCGACGACAAGGTCCCATGCCGACTTGATAGTGGCCTCGGTTCCGATCCAGACCAGCTTGACAAATGTCTCTATGGCAGTCCACAGTACTCGCCAAGTTCCGCTGATCTCATCGGCGCCAAGCTGGAATAGCAGCGTTATGGTATTCCAGCCTAGGCGAATAGCCGCCGATATGATACCCCAGGCAATGCGAACCGTACCGGATATGGTATTCCACAGATCATTCCATGCTAGCTCTACGACGGCCGACAGTACTCTGAATATCGCCACTACGATAGCAGACTCAATCCTGAACACCGTGACTATGATGTTCCAGGCTATCCTAGCGTCAGACGCCAGCTTGTTCCACATTGCCGAGAACGTAAACGTTATGAGCCCAACGGTAGTCCTGGCGACGAACAGAAGATCATTCCAGAACGTGACGAATACGAACTTGAGCAGCCTAGACGTATTGTTCCAGACAGCGGCTATCTCGGAGTTGTTCTGACGCCACCAGTTAGTGAACTGGGTTATAGCGCTACGCGCGGGAGTTAGCGCCACGTACACGACATTGGATATGCCCTGCCATATCCGCGTGAAGAATGATGCGGTAGCAGACCAGGCCGCTTCGAGTCCGCCGGTGCCGGAACGCCACGCCCCTGTTATGGCACGGATAGTATCGCCCCAGACTTTGGATAGCCAGCTCGTTATGTCCGAAGTCGTGGTCCTGAGGAAGTTGATTACGTTGCCCCAGGATCCAACGACAGCTCCTTCGACGTCTCGCCAGACCCTGACCCAGAAGTCGGCGAAGTCTTTAACGGCCGGCATGAAGTGGAACTCGATGTAGTCTGCAGCATCCGTCAGGTATGCCAGAGCATTAATAACTGCGATGGCAATCTGGAACAGGAAGTTGAGGAAGTCGGCAAATGCCTTTGGGTTTTTAGCCACAGCTTCCGCTAGCCTGGTGATAGCCTGGGCAAACGAGTTGAACAGCCCTGGTATATCAGGCGTGAATGCTTTGAGCAAATCACCGAATGCGCTAGCGATCGCCTCGATGGACGCCCTGACCGCGGGCGAAGCAAAGCTACGCACGATTGTGTCAGCAAATAGCTTGAACGGCCCGGCGATGATATCTATAGCCTTTTGGAACACCGGAGTCATAACTCTTAGGACAGACTGCGCTGTGGCTATGATACTTTCCACAACAGGGACGAACGACGTGCCTATTTTCTGCAAATCAGCGGTAGCGTTAGTCTGCAGGTCTGCGAACTGAGACTTGACGTTCGCGTTCATAGCGGCGCCAGCTATGCCCAGTCCTGCGAGAGCGCCGCCTAGTGCGAAGACGATACCGCTGCTAGCAATCTGGGCGATGAACGGCAAGGCTGCGATAGCCGCGCCTATAGCCCCAATCTGGGCTGGTGCCGGCAGAGCGGCAAAAGTCTGCCCGATACCAGTAATCGGGTTAGTGCCGCCAGGGAGCAACGACCGGGCGAAGAATCCACCGGCCGTGCTCCCACCACCGCCACCGCCGCCTCGGCTACCACCGCCGGCCGAAGCTGCCCCGCCTCCGCTGCTACCACCTCGGCCAATAAGCCCGCCAAGTATGGCGGCGAGACCACTACCACCGCCGCCTCCGCCGCCACTGCTGCCGCCGCTAGATGCTATGGACGCGACCTCCCGCGCCTTGACCAGAGATGAAGCATCCACCTCAAGCTTGACCTTGGCGGTAATGTCCCTCAGGGCCAAGTCAATTCTGGCCCTCATAGCGTTGCCATATTCCGAGCCGAGCACGGCCGCAGAAGCCCGGACGGTAGCGATAGACTTGGCCGAAGAGTCGGTAATGATCTTGCCGATATCCAGGGAGTCCATGATACCCTTGGATATCTCGCTGCCTATTTCCCGGCCGACAACATTGGCCGACGGCACAAGCTCGGTCCGCATTGTGTCGTTGAACCCCCGTAGGTCTGGTACGACGCCTACGGCTACACTGCCGACGAAGATTTCTCCAGCGATAACGGCATCACCTACTCTTACCTCTGCGGCCGGTCAGCTCGTCCATTCGTTCCTGAACCAAATCGTCGGGGACGGCGCTCAGGCGTGGGTCTAGCTTCCTAGCGTTAGCTAGGGGTATAGCCCTGAGAGCGCGTCTCGGTAGGCCTGGACGGGGTATCGGCGTGGGCCGCGCGATCTTCTCAGCGGAGTTTGCCTGCATGTAAACCCACGTCTGCTGCCTAAGCTCGTCAATGAGAAGAGCAACCAGTGTTTCCAGAGCGCTCCACTTGGCCTTGGTGGCATCAGAATCCGCGCCACTTTCGGCCATGACATCCTCAGGCATGCGGTTGCGTATCGCAGTAGTCACAGCACTCTCCGTAGGGAGATGATGCAGCAGAACGAGCAGCTTGCGCCACGTCAGACTGCTACGGCGTACGAACAGATCTGCGAAGTCCAGCTGATAGTACCGCGCCAGGTCTGCTTCTATCTCCTCGGGGAATTGCGACGTGACCCACCACGCCTCTGCGATTTTCCCGCGTTCATTCTCGCAGCCCGGCCGCACTGATCGAACACGGCTTCGATCTGGTAGTTGTGAAGGTCGGCGTCGATCCAGACCCGGAACTCACCATCATCCTCGATGACCTCGCGGGCCCATCCTTCCCAGTCTCCGGTAGACGCGGAGCGCATAGCCGACGAGGACCAGTCCCCCGCGTGGAGAATGTGAATGATCTTGCCGTCAATCTTGACGGATGTTTGTTCGCCGACCCTCTCGCGGCGTAGGTCTTCATCAATGGAGTCTAGATCGACATCGATGACTTCATCATCGGGCTCATCCTGTCCGGCAGGCCCGATGTTCCCAATCGACACGGCTTAGGTGAAGTACGCCGAGACGTCCTGGGCGTAGTTGATGTAGCGCTTGGCTACGCCGGGGACACCGCCGATGAGACCTGGGTACATCGTGAACGTCAGGTCGAGCATTTCGATGTCGGCCTGCTGCGGCTGATCGTTCCCGCGTGCCGTGACCTTGACGTTCGGGGCAAAGAGCCGCATCTGCTTGCTTCCGTCGATGGTGTCGAAGATCACCGAGTAACGGTTGTCCAGCGGCGGGTCCGGAATGACGTAGCTGGCGATGAATCCGCCGATCGTCAGCGGGATGCCGGTCGCCGTAGCAGTGGCCGCTACCGAGAGGGTGAAGCTCGTACCGGCCGTCACCGCCGAGATCACCGCCCCGAGAGGAATACCAGCGCCGGTAACGGTGCTGCCGACGTCACCCGCGAGGACGGCAGTGTCAGTAACGGTCACGCTGGCTGCGGTCGTGCCGCACGACGGGTCGATACGGCCGGTTGATGGCTTGAGCGGCGACGATGTCACAGGGAAGATTGGCACGTCGTCGTACATCGAGCGGACGTACGGATTCTGCGCCTCCAGGAACGTGCACTGAGCCGTCTTGGCGCCGCCCGTCAGGATGGTCCTGATCGGCGTCAGCGTACCGGCCGCCGGGATGTCCTTGACCGTCTCGTCGAGCTTGAAGATATAGCCGGATGTGTCGACCCAGCCGCAGTTCTTGTAGGTAGAGCCCGCGATGCCGGCGATGGACTCGAAGGAAACTGGTGGAGTTGAGTTCTGAGGTGCTACCCAGGCGATGACGTCGCCGGCCGCGTAGAGAAGGTTGTTGTTCTTGGCAGTTCCGCCGCCGACTAGCTGCTGCGAGTCATCCTGCTGTTCCGGGGCATCCGATTCTGTTCTTGGCGATCCTGGCACTGAATTCTCCCTACTAACCTACGGATGTATGTCTACTTGATAGGATGCGTTGTACCTGACTAGAGTTGGGTTCACCTCCGGTAGCGCTCTTGGTCCGCTTACGGTCGTCACATGCTGTATAACTCCTGTCTGGACCTTTATGCCCATTAGAGCGAGGAGACTCATCTGTATTCCCCGCGCGGCGTCGGATGCGTCCATCGGATCGGTACGGAAACCCCATACGTCTATATCAACAACTGGATGGTCTACCCAAATATTACGGTTGGTCCCGCTCACGCGGTTGATCCTGGCTGTCACCTTGGTCAGATCACCAGCTGGCAGCATAGTGACAAACCTGACCTCGGGATGGATCGGCAGGAGCGCGAACATAAGCGCGACCTCGACGTCAGGGAATTCTGTCAGAACATACATAACAGCCTCACCTCGACCGCTGCGCGTAGCAGAACGTGAAACGGCTCCCGGCCGTGATGCCCAAACTCAACCCATACCGCGTCTATCGCGTCGTTGTAGACTACCGCCTCTACCCGGTCGCCTGTTGCCCCGCTGAACCGCTGGCTCTTGGTACGGAAGCTTGAGATGTATAGACCTGGGTGGTCATCTTGCTCGGCCATCGTCCCGACCGGGGCCATGCTGATGGCGCGAGCCCTGATAAGCTCCGCGACGGACTCGACCACTCTCAGCAAGTCGTCAGACTCCAGGAAGGCACCGACGCCGGTGTGATCAGGATTGTAGCTGGATGTCACGGTGATGCCCCCTTTACCAGAGTTGCGTCGATGCGTACCGGAGCGGTCCCGCCCGTAAACGGAGAGGACCAGACATCAGGCTGCCCGGTTACCTCATACTGAACCCCGTCCACAATAACCGCGTCTATGTATCCGACGTCGGTGCCGTACGGGGCGAATACCACTATGCCACTAGTGAGCTGGTCTGCGAAGCTCAGGCTTTCACGGCTAGATGCAGGCTGAACGGAACACGGACCTACAACTGTAGATGTGGAGCCATAGACGTCGTTGCCGAAATCATCGACGCCGGTGACAACCCTATTCACAATCGTAACGTTCATGCCGTTCTTGAACATCAGAACCTCGTAGAGATCGTGCCGTAGTTCCTGCGGTACCTGGCGAGAATGTCCTTCATGCCGAAGTCGAGGAGCGCGGCATAGATTCCTCCGCCAACTTCCCGGCGTCTCATACTGTAGCTATATGCTCCGATCGCTTCACTCTGCAGGGTGGCAGACATTGTCGGCGTCGATAGCTCCGAGATGATAGAACCGCATAGCAACGCCACCACTTCCCCCGGAGTTGATGACCACCCGTGCGTAAAGGTAAGACGGAAGGACTGCCTTGACCAGATGGTGTTGTACCAGTACCAAGGCAGATTGATGATACCCGAGTAG